TATACACTACCCAATCAAGTACTAGGGCTATCATCTTAGGACTTACTCTAGCTAACGTACACACCTCTCAGGTTACAGCAAGTGTAACTTTAGTTAGTACAACTACACAAACAAGTCAAACACAAAACACTACAGCACACTTAGTTAAAGATGCAGCTATACCAGTAGGATCATCACTGTCTGTACTAGACGGTAAGGTTGTTCTTAACGCAGGTGATATCATTAAGGTAGACTGTAGTGTAGCAGATAAAGTCTCAGTGATTATGAGCTATATGGAGATTGACAGCTAATGAGTAGGCAAGAAAAACTAGCTGCATTAGCAAGCACTGGTGTAACAAAAGCTGAACTAGATAACATAGATGGTGGTACAGCCAGAGGCACAACTGCTATTGCTGATGGTGATGGTGTCTTGATCAACGATGCTGGCACTATGCGTATGACTTCTGTTGAGACTATGGCTACGTATATGGGTACTAAGATTACTGGCGGGAGTATGGTGTTTATTGCTTCTAGTGGTGCTATAAGTAATGCAGCTACTATAGATTTTACTCAATTTGATTCTACTGCATATGACAGTTACGAGTTTGCTTTTTTAGATGTTTTACCAGCTACTGATGATGTAGAACTTAGAGCATTAACAAGTTCTGATACTTCTAGTCACAGTTATGACACAGGTGCAAGTGACTATATGACACCATTCAGTACAACATCAACAGCCGCATTTGGTCGTATAATTGACAATGACAGAACGTTTAGTAATGTAGCTAATGAAGCTTTTTCAGGCTCTATTCGTATTTGGAACCCTCATACAAGTTTCTACACTAACATTTCTCCTATTGGTGGTTCTGTTACTATTCCAAATGGTACGCCATATGGAGCACAGTATTTTGGTTTTGGTTTTAAACGCCAAGAAGCAGCACAAGTAAATGCAATTAGATTTTATATGGAAAGTGGAAATATAGCTTCAGGTGAAATCGTAATGTACGGCATAGCTAACGGAACGTAAACACAACAACAAAGGAGGCAGTAATGCCAAGATATCATAATATTAACGGAGAAATGGTTCAGTTCACAGCAGATGAAGAAACTGCACGTGATGCTGAGGAACAAGCATGGGCTGATGCTGCAGACACACGTGCTGCTGTAGCTGTCCGTAAAGAACGGGATGCACTACTAGCTGCTACAGATTGGATGGGCAACAGTGATGTAACCATGTCTAGTGCATGGACTACTTATCGTGCAGCACTACGGGACGTACCAGCACAGAGTGGCTTCCCTAATAGTATTACGTGGCCTACCAAGCCTAGCTAAAGGATAGAACATGACTAAAGCAAGAGATACAGCAAACCTTACTGGTAGTGGGGTAACACTGCCTTTACTAGACATTGATGCAGGTACAGATATCGGTGCTGCTCTTGTAGATGCTGACCTTATGATTGTAGACGATGGGGCAGGTGGTACTAACCGCAAGGCTACAATGAGTAGGTTAGCTACTTATATGGGTGGTAAGATCACTGGTGGGTCTATGGTTTACCTAGCATCTAGTGGAGCTATTAGTTCTGGCACAGCCAGTGTATCTTTTACACAATTTGATGCAAGTAAGTATGACCACTATCAATTTCATCTGCAACATATTTTAGGAGTAACAAATAATGCTGACCTGTTTGCTCATGCAAGCACGGATGGTGGCTCAAATTATGACAAGACGGACGGCAATTATCATTTTAATAACACAGACTACCCCGGATTCAGAGTTACAGGTGATATAAGCACAGCAACAAATGCTGCGGGTGCTACAGGTATATTTTACCTTCATGCCCCTCATTCAACAAAATATACAATGGGCCAATCTAAAGTAGTCGCAATGTTGAGTGATACTTATATTGGGGCACACACAGCAAGTGAGACTGTACATTTAGTAAATCAAGATACAGATGCAATTCAATTTGCAATGAATACTGGCAACATAGCTAGTGGCGAAATTGTTATGTACGGCATAGCTAACGGAACATAAGGAAAAACAATGGCAGGTTATATAGGTGGTAAGGTAGCAGTATCAGCACCACAACAAATAGAAACAAAGCACACAATTACAGCAACAGCCAGCCAGACCAGTATTCCTAATGTTGGTTATACTGTCGGTGCTGTGCATGTATATCAGAACGGTATAAGATTAGTAGATGGCACAGATTACACTGCCACTAATGGCTCTACTGTTACACTAGAAACAGGTGCTACTGAAGGTGATCAAATTGTTATTGTGTCCCACGGTAGCTTTGAAACAAGTGATACAGTAAGTAAGGCATCAGGTGGTACGTTTAGTAGTAACGTAGCAGTTAGTGGTAATATCACTGCAACTGGTGTTGGTTCTTTTGGTTCTGGTACTACAGTTAATAGTGCAGCAGTTAAAGTAGCAGGTAAAGAAACCATATGGGTTCCTGCCAGTTCCATGCAGCCTACTACTTCTAATGGTTGTTCTGCACTTACTACAGTAGAAACTACATCTGGTAGACCTGATATGGTTGTATTAGACTTTGATGATGGTGCAGATGAACATGCACAGTTTAGTGTGGCATTTCCTAAATCATGGAACTTAGGTACAGTTACCTTTAAGGCTTATTGGACTACTACGGCAACAGATACAGACGGCTGCACTTGGGGGCTTCAAGGCGTAGCTATGAATGACAATGAAACTATTGATGTAGTCTACGGGACAGCAGTAGTTGTTGATGACGCAGCACAAGGGGCAGCAGAAGAACTTTATGTAACTGCAGAAAGTGGTGCTATTACTATTGCTGGAACTCCTGCAGATGAAGACCTATGTTTCTTTAGGGTCTTTAGGGATGTATCAGACAGTAATGACACTATGGCAGAAGATGCACGTTTATTGGGCATTAAGTTGTTCTTCACCACTGATGCAGCCAATGATGCGTAGGGGATAGCAATGAGCTTTGGTTATCAAGTGCTAGGATTTGGAACTGTTGCAGGAGTTCCGTTTGATGCAAGTGGAGGTACAGTAACAACGTCAGGAGACTATACGATTCACAGCTTTACCAGCAGTGGTACATTCACAGTAAACTCTGGAGGAGGAGATGTAGAGTATCTAGTTATTGCTGGTGGAGGTGGTGGCGGTGAAGGTAAAGATTTAGACTATCGGCAGGGCGGCGGCGGCGGTGCTGGTGGGTATTTAACAAGCACTTTTTCTGCTCTCGTTGGAGATTACACCATAACTGTTGGAGCAGGGGGAGGCCAGCATACCAATGGTTCAAGTTCTTCCATAATAAAAGCATCCGATTCCTCTAACATAGCAACATCAGTAGGTGGTGGTAGAACAACTAATGTTGGTGGATCAGGCGGCGGCGCTCAAGCCAGAGGCGAAGGTACAACTGTGGACAGTGCGGGTGCGGGTACTTCGGGTCAAGGTAACAGCGGGGGTGGTGGGTCAGTAAGCTCCACCACGGTTGCGGCGGCAGGAGGCGGCGGCGGTTCATCCGCTGTTGGAGGCGATGGCAGTGGAAACACAGGTGGTGCAGGTGGTGCTGGAACATCTTCATCAATTACAGGGTCAGCAGTTACACGTGCTGGCGGTGGCGGTGGAGGCGGCACAACGACAGGTGGTGCAGGTGCTGCTGGCGGCGGTAATGGCGGTAGTAATGGAAATGGTTCTGCAGCAACTGTCAATAGTGGCTCTGGCGGCGGTGGCGCTGGCGGCAACCGTAATTTGGGGCTAAGCGGCGGTTCAGGCATCGTCATTATAAGGTATCTAACATGAGTCATTTTGCAAAGATTGAAAGCGGAATTGTTACGCAAGTCATTGTTGCAGAGCAAGATTTTATTGATACTCAAGCAGGTACTTGGGTTCAGACCAGCTACAATACGCATGGCGGTCAACACACTTTAGGCAACACACCACTACGCAAAAACTATGCAGGTATTGGTATGATATATGACAGCACACGTGATGCTTTTTATACACCACAGCCTTACCCTAGTTGGACACTAAACGAAACTGCATGTCTATGGGAACCACCTGTTGCGTATCCTGATGATGACAAAAGTTACACTTGGAATGAAGATACAACGAGTTGGGTTGAGATAGACTAATAACAAAGGGGGCAGTAATGCCAAGATATCACAATATTAATGGAGAAATGGTTCAGTTCACAGCAGACGAAGAGACTGCACGTGATGCTGAAGAACAAGCATGGGCTGACGGTGCAGACACACGTGCTGCTGTACAGGTCCGTGAAGAACGTGATGCACTACTAGCTGCTACCGATTGGATGGGCAACAGTGATGTAACCATGTCTAGTGCATGGACTACTTATCGTGCAGCACTACGGGATGTACCAGCACAGAGTGGCTTCCCTAATAGTATTACGTGGCCTACCAAGCCTAGCTAAAGGATAGATTATGACTAAAGCAAGAGATACAGCTAACATTGTAGGCGGTGGGTTTTCTGGCACTATTGCTGGTGCCACAATGGAACCTACGGGTGACACTGCTGCAGGAGACAATGCTGCAATAGGTTTTACTGCTGCTGAAGGTTTAATCTTAACAGGTGACGGTAGTACAGGTGATGTTACTATTAAGAATAATGCTGATGCATTAGTAGCTCATGTACCCACAGGTACTACAGGTATTACCTTTGCTGGAACACCAACTTTCCCAGATGGTAGCATTGCTGTAGCAGACTTAGACATTGATGGCGGTACTGATATTGGTGCTGCTCTTGTAGATGCTG